CACATTTTCGGCGTAGAATAACAGCCGGATATCAGCCCCGGAACTGTGAGTAATACACAATGCCCGACAGCACGAAAACAGCGCACGGGAGCGCGATGCCGTTGCCCCACATTTTATATTCCGCCGAATCGGTATGCGGATCGGAGAGCCATTTGATTATCTGCTTGTCCGTTTTCGGCTTTGCCGCCCCGGTCACGACTCTGCGGTGCGTCTCAAAGACATCCCTCCAGAAGGCAAGCTCCTCATCGGTCGGGTTCTCCGTGCCGAGACCAGCGCACCACCAGTCGGGAAAGCCCTGCAGCCTTGCGCACTCGGTGGGAGTGAGCCTTCGTACTATGTAATACGGCTCTTCGGTCACTGTCGGCGGATCTTTGTAATCCGTAGCGACCAGCGTATTCGCCACATCTTCCTCCGCCTCGGTGTGATAGGAGTTCTTGCTCGTGGTATAGACGGGATGGGCGACTGCGCCCGGTCCCTTTGCCACCATCGTAGGCTCGACTTCCTCCTCGACCGCAATGCCGAACCGTGCGTTCTGTCCCATGTTATAGGTAGCACGGTCGATGCCGTAAGCTACGCCGTGCTGCTCTGTGGCATTCAGCGTAAAGCTGACGTCCTCCTCGGAATAACCGCATCCCTTGTGTGACGGTCTTGCACCGTTGCCTTCCAAAGCCACGACAGCCATACCTCCCTGGTTGCAGGAGGGATTGCCGCCGTTGCCGTCAAGCGTCCGAGAGGTATCCGCCTCGTAAATCCCGCTGTGGGGATTGGAAGACTTCATGGCATTGGAGTCCTTGGAGCAGATGCCGTAAACGGTCGGAACGAATAGAGTCTGGTCGTTATTGCATCCGAGCGTGGCGGACTTGTTATCCTGGATGAGCGCACCCTTGCCGCCGCCTTCGCATCCGCAGCGTATCTTCAGCGTCTTTGGTGTTTCCACCACGAAGGGCTGATTGTTACCGCCGGTGCCGTAGGTGGACATGACCGTGGGAGCGACATCGACGGGACCGGTGTATCGGGTGTCTTGGCTGTGGTTTTCGTAAACAGCAGCAGGAACGGTGCCTGCCCGGAGCGTCGGGGAGGTCTCTTCCTCATATCCGATGGAACGGCTCTTTGCCGAATGCTCGGTGCAGAAGCCCGCAGCACCCATGACCACGGGAGGATGCCCATGATCCTGCGCCCGGAGCGTTCCCGTCACATTCTCGGACACATCCATGCGGTCGCCGCCCTGGTCGTTTAAGCAGACAGCGCCTGCCTCTCCAGAGCCTTCCGAAGAAGGATCGGCAGTACCTTGCCACGAGCGGAAGCCCTGCGGAGTATACCCAGACAGGCCTTCGGACTCAAATAATATTTTTCCGGCACATTGGCCTGCAAAATCTGCGACAAGGTAGATGCGTTTTCTGCGCTGGGGAACTCCCCAGTACTGAGCATCAAATACCCGCCATGCGACGGAGTAATCGTCTGCCATGATGCATCCTGCGTTTGGCCACTTCTTCGGTCGAGGAGTATCAGCTTCACTGTCCTTGACCCGGCAGATTTCATCGAGGACGGCTTTGAAGTCCTCGCCTTTGTTTGAACTGAAAGCGCCTGGGACGTTTTCCCAGACGATGTATCTCGGATATTTTCCATCGGTTGCACACCTCATTTCCTTTACGATTCGGACGGCTTCATAAAAAAGCCCGGAGCGGTTGCCGTCCAGACCTTCACGCTTGCCCGCAATGCTCATGTCCTGGCACGGTGAGCCGAAGGTGATGATGTCCACGGGAGGGAGTTTCGCTCCATCGATGGCGGACACGTCACCGTAGTGTTTCATAAACGGCAGCCGTTTGGTGGTCACCCGAATAGGAAACGGCTCGATCTCCGATGCCCACAAGGGAGCAATGCCGGAAATCAAGCCGCCTAAAGGAAAACCGCCGGAGCCGTCAAAGAGGCTGCCGAGCGTCAATTTATTCTGTTCCATCGGGGAGTTCCACCTCCTTCACAAGGTCGGCGTAGGGTATCTGTTTCCCATCCCGCTCCACAAAAATATCCTCCGGCGCGATACCGTTCTCCACGGCTCTGCGGAGGATGACCGATGCGTATTTTTCATCCAGTTCCATCATGTGACAGATGCGGTTCGTCTGCTGACAAGCCATCATGGTGGAGCCGCTCCCGCCGAAGGTGTCTATCACGATGGCGTTCTCCTGCGAGGAGTTGCTGATCGGATAGCCCAGGAGGTCGAGCGGCTTTGAGGTCGGATGGTTGGCGTTGCGCTTGGGCTTGTCGTAATTCCAGATGGTAGTCTGCTTGCGGTCGGAGTACCACGGATGCTTGCCGTTTTGCAGGAATCCGTAAAGCACAGGCTCGTGTTGCCACTGATAATCCGAGCGCCCAAGCACCAGGGAGTTCTTCACCCAGATGCACACGCCTGCCAGATGGAATCCGGCGTCAATGAACGCCTTTCGGAAGTTCAAGCCCTCTGTGTCCGCATGGAAAATGTATGCCGCGCCGCCCTTTTCGAGCGAGTCAGCCATGCACTTGAATGCGGAGAGCAGGAAGGCATAGAACTCATCGTCCTTCATGGAATCATTCTGTATGGTAAGACCGCTGGAACTCTTGAAGGACACGCCATACGGAGGATCGGTCACGATGAGGTTGGCTTTCTTGCCGTCCATCAGCTTCGCAACGTCCTCTGCGGATGTGGCGTCGCCGCACATGAGACGGTGCCGTCCGACCGTCCAGATATCCCCGCGTTCCACGAAGGACGCTTTCTCAAGCGCTGCGGTAAGGTCGAAATCGTCATCCTTTGCCCCGGAGTCATTTTCATCCTTGAACAGGTCTGTCAGTTCTTTCTCGTCAAAGCCTGTGAGCAATACATCAAAATCAGCGCCCTGCAGAGCTTCGATCTCCACGCGCAGAAGTTCCTCGTCCCATCCGGCATCCATCGCCATACGGTTGTCGGCAATGATGTAGGCTTTCTTCTGCGCCTCCGTCAGATGGTCAACGAACACACACGGCACTTCCGTGATGCCTTCCTCTCTCGCCGCAAGAATTCGACCGTGGCCGGCGATTACGCCATAGTCACGGTCGATGATAACGGGATTGATGAAACCGAACTCACGGAGGGAGGATCGGAGTTTTGTGATCTGTTCCGGCGAGTGCGTCCTCGCATTATTTACATATGGAATCAGCCTGGCGATTGGGACAAGCTGCATATCTGTCGTTGTCTTCATCGTATCAGCCCCCATTCCGCAAATTTCTCAAAGCCGCCGAGTTCCTCGATGTACTTTCGTGCTGTCTCTACGATTTCGGAATAAGGAACGCCGCCGACCTTCTCATCTCCGATGGAGTAGGAAAGTTCTACGGCTGTTCCCGTTTCTTTCGCTTTCAGCCATGCCCAGATGTTCACGGACACATCAGCCTTGGAGAGGTCTTTTCCATGCAGGCCACCGCCTGTAACGGAATCGCCCATATCGGACCCTAACTTCCGGTTCGTAGCTCCCGTGTCCACGTCCGTGCCGCCCGTCCAGTCTCCGAGGGGATTGACCACGGCTTTCTTGTATGCTTTCTTCAGCTGCTGCGTATCCGCATTGCTCTGGCAGATAGTCAGATTTTCGCCGTCCAGGATATACTTGCCGTCAGCGTGATATGTGCTGTAAATGTCCGCGGCGATCCTTGTCAGCTTTTTCTGCTCATCCGTCACAGGCACGCCCTTGAAGATGCCGTTGTCTCCGCAGCGGAACCCTTCAGACTGGTTTTTGGAAAGGTGGCCGTCCTGCGGCACTTCCTGGATACTGATCTTTACATTCCCGGCGATACGGCGGACGATCTCCGCAATCTCGCCCTTGGGAATATGTACCGAAGTCTCTGCGATAATGTGACACATTCCGTGACCGAGCAGGACTTCCACGGCGATCTTCGGATTTTCTTCTTTTCGGTATGCGGCATCCACAATGGCCCCGGCAATACGGTCGGCGAGTTTGTCAGGATGTGCAGGATTTACTTTTTCAAACATCGTTCATTCCCTTTCTGGCTTTCAGCAGCCTTTCCATCACATCGTCCTGCGGATTCGCTCCGCCGAACTCGGTGGAACAGTTGTCCTTGACGATCTGGAAGATTTCATTCCACAGGCGGTTCGCCTGGTTCATGTAATTGATCCCGATATTGATAAACGGCGAGGTGATAGGCTTGCCCGTAGTCGGATGCTTGGAGAGGTATCCGAGTTTCGTGGTCATCTCCTCGCACTGGATCCAACGGGCAGAACACATGGCGTAGCGTTCCAAAAGCTGCGGCGATACGGCTTTTGCCACGCCAAGACCGTCCAGCCACTCCCATGTCTCCCTGTAGATATCCGCAGCGGAGAGCGTGGAGCCGTCATGCTGCCTTGCCGAGAGGAACTCGTGCGGCTCCGGCATATCCTCACCCTGCGTATCAGGGATGTTTAAGACCTCCAGCTTTCTACCTCCGGGGTTCCCGTTTTCATATTTCTCACGGACGGCAGTTTTCTTACGGCCTGCGCCCTGACGCTTGCCGCCTCTGCCGCCCGTATTATTTGATTTTGTCGGCATCGTTCTCACCGCCTTCCCTTATTACCCTTTTGATTTCGCTTTTTTCGCACACGAAGCCCCGCGCCGTTTTCCGCAGAAGCCCCTCACAGAGATTTTGACCGCCCCTGGGGTTCAGCGGTCGCCGCGCTCTTTGTGTATTTTCTCGTGACAGGAACGGCACAGGCTCATAAGGTTCGACTCCTCGTGCGTTCCGCCTTCCGACAGCGGCACGATGTGGTGGACTTCCTCGACCGCAACGTACCGACCTTCCTTCATACACATCTCACAGAGGGGATGCTTGCTTGCGTACCGGTGACGGATGCGTGTCCAGGCTCTGCCGTAGCGTTTGCCGGGAGAATACCCACGCTGGAACTTCTCGTAGTGCTGCTCCATCTGCTTTGCGTGTTCCTCACAATAAACGCCGTCCGTAAGGTTCGGACAGCCGGGAAAGCGGCACGGTCTTTTTGGTTTTCTCGGCATAGTTGCCGCCTCCTTCCGTGCATAAGAAAAGCCCCGGAAGGATCGCTCCTCCGAGGCTCGGTTCATCTTACTTTTTGCTGATTATACTATAACATAGATGGCGGGTGGGCATCTCAGGGCAAAGGTGGACATTTCGGGCGCATTTCAAATCGTGATCGGATTCTCCGGCAAAATCACATGTGTCAGAGCCTTCCCATGCCACCTCCGTACCGTTCTCGAATCAGCGTGAAGTTCGTTGCCGATCTGCTCCCAGGTATAGTTATGGACATATCTGTACTTGAGAACCATGCGTTCATCTGTATCCTCGACCGTGGTAATGACCGCACGTATCTCATCTTTCAGATCCACAAGCAGGTCAACTTCCTGATTAATGCGATGTTCAAGATCCATGATCTTCTCTATACATCGAACGAACGGAGCATCCGTATTTCTTGAAGACTGTACCCTTTCGGTAAATTGCGGGGAGGACACGCTTGCCGCCATCTCCCGCAAAGATGCCATTTCTTCCAGATCACTGTTTATCTTCTGATCCAGGCGATACGCCTGCCGTAAGTATTCTTTTGCTGTCATGATAGTTCTTCCTCCTGTAATTTTTTCAGGAGCATCTGACCATCGACTGAGGTCAGTACTCCAAACCAGTCGGAACGAAAGAACCTCTCACAATCCTCTATCATGAGCTTCGCGTCTTTGTTCTTCGGATGGTATTTCAGTTTCTTTCTCGCCGTGCGGTAATCCTTGACCGCCTGCAGGATCACTGCCTGGGCGAGATTTTCATAAGGGTCATTCATCGCCTCACCTCCAGGTTTGCCCTGACCGCATCGATAAGGGCATCCTGGGTTTTCTCCTTTTTGCGGAGTGCGGCCATGACCTGTTCATCGATCGTGCCTCTCGCAATGATGTGGTGGATAACGACCGTGTCCGTCTGACCCTGGCGATGGAGTCTTGCATTCGTCTGTTGATACAGTTCCAGGCTCCATGTAAGCCCGAACCATATGAGCGTGGAACCGCCGGACTGAAGGTTAAGCCCGTGTCCGGCAGACGCCGGATGGATGATTGCCGCAGAAATCTTTCCCGCATTCCAATCTTCGATATCCTTCGATGTCTTTATCTCCCTGACCGGGAATCTTGCCTTTATGCGGTCGGCGTCATGCTGATACCAGTAGGCAATGAGGACAGGTTTTCCGTTTGCGCCCTCGATCAGGTCTTCCAGGGCATCCAGCTTGCGGTCATGGATTAGATGGCTGTTTTTCTCCTCATCGTAAACGGCTCCGTTTGCCATCTGCAGGAGTTTTCCGGAAAGGACTGCCGCATTTGCTGCATCGATCTCCGTGTCCTTAAGTTTTGCGACCATATCCTCGCGGAACTGATCATAGACAGCCATTTCCTTATCATCCATCATGACCGGGACTTCGTTTATCACGCATTCCGGCAGTTTCAGATAATCGCAGGACTTCATGGAAATCGTGATGTCGGATATCCTGTCATAGATCTGCTGCTCCGCTCCGGGCAGCGGCTTATAGCTGAAGATGACCTCTGCGTTCCGCTTGTCCGGCACAAAGTAGGCGCTGCGGTAATGAGAGATATATCTTCCGAGCCTCTGTCCGAGGTCAAGGATACGAAACTCCGCCCACAGATCCATCAGACCGTTGCTGCTCGGCGTTCCGGTCAGTCCTACGATCCGCTTTATCTTTGGTCGTGCTTTTAAGAGGCTCTTAAACCGCTTTGCCTGCCAGGACTTGAAGGATGAAAGTTCATCGATGACCACCATATCGAAGTCAAAGAGAATGCCGCTCTTTGTGATAAGCCAGTCTACGTTTTCACGGTTGATGATGTAAACATCCGCCGTCTGCATGAGGGCAGCTTTCCGTTCTGTTTCACTTCCGACCGCAACAGAAAAGGTCAGTCCCGACAGATGGTCCCATTTCCTTATTTCCGAAGGCCAGGTGTCCCTCGCCACCCGCAGCGGCGCGATCACCAGCACTTTGCGGATAAGGAACTGATCGAGGATGAGGTCAAACAGCGCCGTCAGTGTGATCACGCTCTTGCCAAGACCCATCTCCAGGAAAACTGCAGCTATGGGATGCGTCAGGATGAAGTCGGTAGCATATTTCTGATAATCATGTGCCTCGTATCTCATCAATGACACCTCCGATCTGCTCCGTGCTGTCGATGCAGTAGACCTTAAAGCCCATGCCCTCCAGCTGCTGTTTTCTCCTGACCTGCAGGGGACGCATCTTTTTGCCGGGACTTTTCAATTCCGCAAACGCCATGCGTCCGGAAGGGAGGAGGATGATGCGGTCAGGCACACCATCCCATCCCGGTGATACGAACTTCGGTGCAAGGCCGCCGGAGCGCCTGACTGCCTCGACCAGTTTCTTTTCGATATACTTTTCATTCACTGTATTTCTCCCAGACCTGCCCCGGATCGAACCAGAGCCATATTTTCTCTCCATCGCCATTGTCAACCTCCACTGTCTTTATGCCCTCTTCACGCTTCATGCGTCTGACGGCGTATTTTGATAATCCCTGTTTCTGGCAGATGTCCTGCACTTTCCGGCAGTCCATGAATTCGCTGCCTACGATTTCTTTGATCATTCCAATTACCTCCGGCCGGATGGAACAACAGCCGCAGAATTTCCTTACGCGCGCAAAAATGCGTGTCGTGATACGGTTTTTCTTTATATTTTTGTTTTGTTTTGTACTATATAGAAAAAGATGTTCCGTTGTTCCGAATTGCTCTGTTTCTGACTGTATTCAATAGGTTTTACGGTGGAACAGGCACAACTGACGTGTTCCGGTTGTGCGGTTGTTCCACCGCCTTGTTCCGCTTATCTGCGCTGATAGACGCGCTGCTTTCCATAGATGGGGAGTCTCACCGATCTCGTTGTCCGCTCCCACTCTCCGAACCTTGTCATGATGGATGCTATAGCGTAGCTGTCAGACGGCCTGATGTCCTCCTTTGCCTTGCCAAAGCACTCGCACCATATCTCGATATTGGTGACCGTTTCGCGGCGTACCGTCCCTTTTACATTGAGGGGACCGTCCGGATCCTGGACATACTCACGACGCTGAAAAACGTCCATCGTATCCCAGGTTTCCGGCAGGAGCATATCGAGGTAACGGGCAACAAGCCCCTCGCGGTCATCCCGCTCCATTGCCTCGGACTGTTCCTTTTTGGCAAACTCCTCCAGTTCGTAGCTTAAGAACAGGTCCTCTCCGGCATCGGCAAGGACGATGACCTCTGCCCATATCTGGTCGACCACTTCCTGCGTAAGATCCCAGGGCTTCATTCTCCCTGTCCCCGGAACACGCACGTTCCAGAACCTGCGGTTGCCTGTGATGTCACGCAAATAGCCGTTCTCGCTGTTGGTGGTGCCGAAAAAGATGCACTGCCTCGGATGGGGAGTGACCCTTCTGCCGAAGGAGGCGCGGTACTTATCATCGCAGCGGGACACAAAGGCTTTGACCTTCTCAAGGTCAGCTTTACGCATGCCCGCCATCTCATCGATCTCGTGGATCCAGTAACCCTGCAGCTTCTCCGCCGCCGTCTTGTCGTTCATATCCGAAAGAGTCAGGCTGTCCGCAAACCACTCCATCCCGAGTTTGGCGATCAGCGTACTCTTGCCGATGCCCTGTTCGCCGTTCAGCACGGTAATGTAATCGAACTTGATGCCGGGATGGTAGATCCGCATATAGGCGGCACAGAGCGCCTTGCGTGTCACCGCCCGGACGTACTCATTGTCCTGTGCGCCGAGATAATCGATCAGCACCGTATCCACTCTCGGGATCTCGTCCCAGACAGGCAGTGACTCGAAATATTCTTTGATGGGATGGTAGGAACGGTCATCGGCGGCTTTGGTCACGGCGATGTCATAGTTCCTTGCCGAGAAGCTGCCGTAGCAGGCGTCGATATAGCAGATAAGCTGTGCATCGTCCGCATCCCGCCAGAACTTCGCCGGATGTTTCCAGGGAACCTCTCCGCAGATCTCCATTCCGTCCGCCAGCTGATTAAATCGGATGTTTTTCATGTATGCATCGTTCTCCATGATCAGGCGGATGTTATGGAGGGAGTTTTCCAGGACGCCGTTCTTATTGCGCTGCAGTTTCTTCTTCCAGTCGTCGTCCCCGGCATCGGCAAAATCTGTCTCCGCCTCCGCAAGCCTCTCGTTTGCCGCCATAACCTTGACTTCATCCTGCTGCATGGCAAAATCGCACATCGCGCGGAAGGACGCCTTGTCATCCAGATCGCCGAACTTATGAATGCGGACGATATCAAAGGCGTTGCAGAGTTTCAGATAAGCAGGGTCTTTCGCATGGTGGGAATAAACGAATTTATCATCCTTGATTTCCACGCCCGCCATGCTGTGCGACTCGATAAGATGCCAGCGGTTTTCGTTGTCCGTAGGCTCATACACATCCGGGAGAAAGGTTTCAAGCGCGCGGCTGACAGGGAAGAAGACCCTGTTGAACAGACCGACCGTGCCTTCCTTCGTAAGCGGATCCTGCACTTTCTGCTGTGCGGTCGTATTTGCCTTGCTCTCACGGGAAGAGGTCGGCAGCCTTGTCGGGTCAGTCCATTCCGGATGTATGGACAGAATATCGTCCGGGTTCAGCCAGCCGCCGTCCGTTTCCTTATATACGAATACGCCGTTCTGCGGAGAGGACGGCCAGTACATCAGCTGATTGGGCTGATAGCTGCATTCATCAAAAAAGTCGATCCCAAGCATCTGCGCCAGATACCTGGACACCGCAACGAACTCCTCCGGACTCAGATCCCGGGTCAGCGGGAATACGAGCCTTGCCCTCGGATTCTCGTCCGTATGGCTGTGCGTGGTATAAAGCACGGAAGTATACGGACATGTCGCCTCATAATTGACCAGGAACTCTTTTGTGATGCGGTCGCCGTCAAGCGCGATCATGGAACGCTTCTCTACCGTTTCGACCTTTCGGCGGCCCCCGATCAGGACGCCCGCGACAAAACCGCCGTGGTCTTTTGCGGCGTCCCTCTGAGCCTTTGACATCTTTGCGTATTCTTCAGCGGACTCCGTAGTGCGTATGGTCACCTTGAGCCGCTCCTTCAGATCATCGAACCGTATGGTCTTGTTGACCCATTTCTTTGCCTGACGGTTGTTGCCGTAGGCGATAGCAAGATCCCTCATTATCTGTACCTCCTGACTTTCGGCGTCTCGCCATGTTCAAAACGCGCCTGCCTTGCTGTGCGGTATGCTCTCTCAGTCGCCCACTTGTTCATATCCCAGAAATAAGTGGAGTCATCCCCGAACAGCTGGAAAGTTCCGTCTTTGCCGATACCGGGATGGGCTGCAAAGTAATCGCCGTCCACGGTCTCAAAGTTAAAAGCGTTCGGCCATCCGTGATGGTCATCATAAGCGGCGTCCTCGATATTCCATGCAATCTGATCCATGTTGTCCCCGTCAGGGATATTGCCGACAACCAGGACACCAAGATCACCGGACTCACCGTCATCCCGAAGTCTGAGTTCAGCAAAGCGGTTTATCTTTGCGGCATCCCTGTCCGTCATCTGTCCCTTGACTTCCACATACAGATCCCGCCCTTTTGCGTGATAGGCATGGTTTATGGTGACGCCGTGCAGAAGGAAATCCGGCAGGTAATAAAGCCCGTTGCCCAGGTCATATCCTTCCGGCTCATACTCCCAGCTCACCCCACAGGCATCAAAGAAAACTGCCCATCTTGCCTCAAGCCGGGAACGGAAACGATATCCTTTGTATTCGGTCTCAATAGCTTTCAATCCATTCATAAAGACTCCACCTCCTGAAACTCACTGTTGAACCAGCGGATCGGCTGTCTGCGCTTCTTCGCTACATCGATCTCTGCCTGCATTCCTGCGGACACCGTCTCGCCCAGCACCCACAGTTCGCTGCACTTGCCGAGAAGGACTATATCCATGAAAATGGCCAGTTCACGTTCCGCCGCATCATCGTCATCCATGAACTGCGGGAACAGCAGGTGGGGAGCAAGGGGGATCTGTCCCTGTTCAAGCGCGAACCTGCAGAACGCTCTCGCCCTTTCGGTATTTGCTTCTACGTTGCCGGACAGCGGGCTGCAGATATACACGAGCGGCCTGTATGTCCGGTCTTTAGGTTTGTTTGACATATCAACTGCCTCCTTCATAAAGATTTGCCGAGGCCACAGCCTCTAACTGGTAGCCTCGGCAGGAGGTCAAATCTGACGGTTTTGATAATTTTCCTTCAACTTTTTTTCTGCCCGCGCCAGCCACTTGGATACGATGCTTGCGTCTTTCACACCGATAGCCGCCGCATGGTCGTTCACGGAGGTGCCTTCAATGCGAACCGCGATAAAGGCATCTGCCCAGTTCGGCTTCTTTACCAGTACCTTCCGCACCCACTCGCAAACAGCTTCATGGCTCTCCCGGCGGTCGCGCTCGATCTCGTCCCTGCGGAAGATGCGGTCATCTGCCACTTCGCTCATGAGCGGCTCGGAGGTATCAATGTCATCCTCACCATCGTCTTTTCCGGGCTGCGCCTTGCTGTACCCGCGATGACGGTCGAACTTGCGCCAGTTGTTGTACTCCGGCTTGTTGTACTTCTCGTTCCATTCGTCCTGGATCATCTTCTCCCGCTGCGCCTGGGTAAGACCCTCGCCCTCAAGCGACAGGCTGACCCACAGCTGCTCGGTTGCCTCTGCGTCCAGATCGATGGTCTGGACAGTGTTGTCGTAACGAACCTCTAATTTCATTTCTGTGTCCTTTCCGTCCTCGGGTCACCGGGCGATGGGACACAGAAAGAGCCTGCGGTCGAAGATGGCCACAGACTCCTGAAAATCCGAAAATGGGCGCAGGAAATCAACGGTGGGTGCATCTTCGTTTCCGGAGCGGTCTTAACCGCTGCCTGAACTCTCTATGCATCCCATCGTCCTAATGGCCATCTCGGACTAATGAGATTAAAATGTTTCTATGTATAACCGCGGTGCGGTTGATACCTTGTCGGGTGCATCGCCCCTCACTGTCTACCGAAAAAATCAACCCCAGAGCGATGCAGGTCGGCTGTTTTTCAGCCTTCCTATGGTCGTTATACCATGAGAATTTTTTTGAAAACGGACACGCCATGTCCGGTCAAAAATCCCCTTAAAACGCAAAAAAGCCGGAGTTACCTACTTAGCCTGTTGGCTTAAATAGATAACTCCGGCGGTCAGTTCCTCGATTGGTTACGGGACTACTTGCGGTAGCTTCTGTTTATTCGTTTGCTGCCTTTTTAATTGCGGCGTTCACCTGGTACTGCATATCTTCCCAGGAGATCGTCTCGTATTTGTTTTTCTCGGTCTTAACCTCAAGCTGGACATCATCTCCGTTTATGATGACATCACAGAAACGGGGAGGTGTAGGCTTGTTGCTACTCAGATTTCGAATTGCCTGTCTCAATAACCGTCACCTCCTAAAACTGCGCCAGCCATGCCAGGAACTCATCTGTCGTAGCTATTCCATGCGCCATTTTATTTCTCCATTCCCGTACCTCGCTTGTAAGCTGTTCAAATCTCTCAGCTGCGGAAGTATCCTCCGGGTGTCTGTTTGTCATCATCTTGTATCGCATGTATACCTTGCGATACTCTTTAGTTGCCGCATCATTCTTTTCCTTGTTGGCTCTCGTCACCTGGGCACCGACATCTTTGCAGGTTTTCTCCTTGTTTTCCCGAAGTGGATACGAGCAGTAAACCGCGTCAGAACGACCCTCCGGAACGAAGTAATGCCCACAGTTCTTGCACTTCACGATATTGGTTTCCGTATTAATGGCATGAGCCATGTCGAATATGAGCAAGGAGAATGACGATTTTATTGTGTATAGCGATTCAAAGCCATTTTCAGTCAGAATCAGGCGATAATCAATGTGCTGCATATCCATGTGACTGCCATACATAGCTGCAAACGCCTCAACTCCTCTGGCATGACTTTCGTCATCCGTATCGCTGCTCTCCATGATCTGGTTGAACATAGCCTTCGTGACAATGTACTTGTCAGCAAACGCGCAGTAAGAGGTCAGAAGAATTTGCAGAACAGTGTCACCGCCAACCTTATCGCATCCCGTATTCTCAAAAATATACTTTTTAACGCTGTCATACGAATTGTCAAAAAGCCCTAAATACTCCTGGATGCGGTTTTCTCTGACCGCCTTGAACCAGTCATCTGCACTGTTCATAAATTCCAGAACAATCATCGTACTGATTACAGGCGGGAACTCCTTGTTAACCTTCTCATGAAACTGCAGGAAGGTATCCAGATAATTGTCTGTTGTGCCTTCCTTTTCGAGTCCGTCACAGGACAGAAGAACATCCTTGATATCCATCGGTGTCAGCCGCATGTACTCGCAGATCAGGCCGCCAATTGGATATTCATCATCGCTTTGAGCCATAACCAATCTGTACTTGCTCCCGTCAAAGATAGTATTCAGACCAAAGTCGATATTCAGTTCGTCGTCTCTTGTTATCACTTTATATTCCTCCATTCGTTCGGATTGATTGTTAACATTTGATAGCATTTCCTATCGTTTGATAACAGTATAGCACCCTCAATTCGTTTTGTCAACAATCGCAATTAAAATTTTTGATTGTTAACATTCCGGCCCAAAAAAAATAAGCGCCCACCACATTGTGATGAGCGCCATGAGCGGACATGCCGTGTCCGTTTTTTGCCGAAATTTTTTTGAAATTTTTTATATCTCCACTCCATAAGGAGCAAGGTACTCTCGAATCGCCCAGATTGGCTCCGGGTATTTTATGTACAAAGCCTCACTGATCCATTGGTGTGCCGGATTAACCGGACTCAATGGACAGCGCAGAACCTCCATGAGTTTGAAGCTGATACAGGGAGGAAGATGCATGCCGAAACAGATAAGTGCCGCCGTCTCCACTTTCGGTGTCGTTTCTCCCTTTACCGTCCTGCTTATCGTCTTAGGGTCACGGTCGATTGCATCGCCGAGATCCGTGTATTTCATTCCACGCCATTTGAGAAGTAGATCCATGCACTGCTCCGGATCATCGGTCATCTGCTTACGGATAGCGAGATCTTCTTCCTGCTGTTTCTTCCGCATAGCTACCTGGCGTTCCTGCGGAGCATTCTGATAGCCGTTGTGGAACTTCAGTTCAAAGGTTATATTGCTGTCTTCACGGTTCAGAAAACAGGCTGTGTGGTATTCCTCACCGACCTTGCTGGTGATCTTCATATCGAAGACCAGGCAGCACTCGTCCATATGTGAACGGGCATAGTCCGTCAGGTCAAGCCGACCATCCTCATCGTGCTGAACATACAGAGGAGCATTATAGACGTAATGATTATCGATGAACAGATAATCGCCGCTCTCGGTCAGCTTGCGGAGATCCGGATTAATAAACCGCTCGACAGCCGCGTCCTGCGCAGAAATGGAAAATGTCTGGTTGACCTTCAGCGCGCCTTTACGGAAAGTATGCGGTTTGACATAGTGACCGTCAAGGTATGTGTAGGTGCCGATGGCAGCATCAAATCCTAACTCTACAAGCCGGATCTTTGCCGCCTGCTTTGAAACGCCGAACGCAGTCTCCAGAGCAGTAATGACCTGCTCCATGACCTCGTTCTCATGCCGGGCATTCGATTCCCGCATAAAACGGGCAATGTATTCTTTCGCCTTGACCTTGAAAGGCTCGGCCGGCATCTGGATTCTTGGCGTCAGCTGATTGGCCTGTTTCTCCATCTGCTCCGTTGCGCTGCGGGCAACGGCAGAAGCAGCGCCGCCGACCACCTCACAGCTGATATTGGAGGCCTCTGCGTTATACAGCTTCTCCAGTTCAAAGACCTTTCTATGCTTTACCCAGTGGACGCACTCATGAATAATCGTATTGTTGACAGAACCGAGGTTTCGCAGCAGATACATTTGCGGGTCAAATATGATGGTCTTCCCGGGGATAG